AAATAATTCAAACGGCAATGCCGTAAAAATAAAACAAAACCTATGCCTATCTATACGTACAAATGTAGTTCTTGTGGTATGTCATTCGAGAAATTTACTACCATTTCTCGGCGCGGTGACCCACTAGAAGACCCTTGTCCAACGTGCAATTCAGAAAAAACACTAGAACGTGCAATACAAACTACACAAATAGTTTCAGGACTTGCTCTAAAAGACAAGAGACCCGACGGCTTTCGAGAAGTTCTACGGGGCATAAAAAAATCACATCCTAACGGTGGCATGGAAGTTTAATAGCAGTGCTTTAAGAGAAACTAAAAAAACTAATCTTAAGTATGCCGAAAAATAAAAAAACAAAACCTACTTATAATAGGTCGTCCTCATTTACAACTAATATGAGTCTCGCTCGAATATCACCATTGACTAATAATCAATCTAAGGTTTTTGATTCATATTACACAGGAAAAAATATTGTTATGCACGGCCTAGCTGGTACAGGAAAAACTTTTATTTCTACGTATTTGGCACTAGAAACATTATTTGATTCTGATAATAACTATAAAAAAGTCTGTTTTGTACGTTCGGTTGTTCCTACCAGGGATATGGGATTTATGCCAGGCACCGAATCTGAAAAAATTCAGGTTTACGAGAAACCTTATATTAGTATAGTAAATGAATTACTAAATAGAGGAGATGCTTACGAAATTCTTAAAAAGAAAAAACAAATAGAATTCATGAGCACATCTTTTATACGAGGAATTACTTTCAGTAATACACTGATTATCGTGGATGAAGCTACAAATATGTCTGGGCATGAACTTGACTCGGTAATAACTAGGGTCGGCGATAATTGTAGGATATTATTTTGTGGCGATATGCGACAATCTGACTTAACCAATTTTAACGAAAAAAGAACAACTTCTGATTTCCTACATATTATGGAAAATGTTCCTGGCTTCGATTTTATTGAGTTTGGTATAGATGATATAGTACGTTCTGAATTAGTAAAAAATTATATCATAGCAAAATATAATTATCAAATGAAGGAAGCAGTTTAACACCCACGGGTGGTTGTATACAAATCAACCACCCATAATTTTTAGAAAATATAAAATGTTCAATCACATACCAACAAAACTAGAGACCATATCTAGAGTTGAAACAGGCAAAAGGTTTTATCAAACACCCGACGGAAAAAGGTACCCTTCCATCACTACAGTTTTAGGGTCTGTTAGCGATAAAAGTTTTTTAGTAAAATGGAGAGCTAGAATAGGAGAAAAAGAAGCAGATAAAATCAGTAAATCATCTGCTGCTAGAGGTACCTTAAATCATCAGTTGTGGGAAAAATACCTATACAATGAAGCTATTGATACTGAAGAGATGATGCCTGCTACTAGAGAATCTTTTTTACAATTAACGAAAATTTTTGATACATCTGTCGAGAATATTCGTATATTAGAAGGGAAATTAATATCACACCTTATAAAGGTTGGCGGAACAGTTGATTGTGTGGCCGATTTTAATAAGGTAACTTCTATTATTGATTTTAAAACTTCTCTTAGGGAAAAGAAAAGAGAATGGATTAGTGGTTACTTTAAACAAGCAACTGCTTATTCTATTATGTTAGAGGAAATGACAGGAATCAGAACTGAACAAGTTGTTATATGTATTCAGGTACAAGAAACAGGTCAGCCACAGATTTTTATTGATGATCCTTTGAATTGGATTGATTCCCTACAAGAAGATATTAATAACTACTACAAACTTTACAGATAATGCCACTAAATATATTAAATAACGAAGAATTTTCTTCAACTATAAGAAAAATAATGAAAAAGAAAAATGTAAATGCTATGGAGGCTATAGTTATACATTGCGAAGAAAAAGAATTAGACGAAGATATTGCTGCTTCATTAATTGATGCAGACCTTTATGGTAGAATCCACGAAGAAGCTCAGCGATTGCATTTGATACAACCCGAACAAAGTCTACCGTTTGATGTATAAAACCTCAGAGTGCTATCAAGATTATGTTGCTATAAAATTACACTTTTCTGGTTCTTATGACTATCAAAAATATAACGGCAAGACTCGCATAAAGGGTAAAAATCTAACAGAGGTTCAGTTATACATATTTAAAAAAATATCATCAAAATATTCTAGGGAATTAATTGTTTATTATTTTGCCAGAAAATTTTATGAAAATCCTAAATTTTGGATTATATCACAGCCCGTGGATAGAATTACTAAGGAACTGAATGAACTAAAATCTTTTTTCGAATCATTCGAATATAAGGTTGCTCAGGAATTGGATAAATTAATTAATGGAGGTATGGCTGAATTAGGAGATAAAGGACAAATTAAAGACCTATTCACGACAACTGATAATAGTTTCTGTTTCATAGCAAAAAAATTAATTGCAAATGAGGTATCCTTGGAACTATTCTATGTATTGAATGATACTTTTAATCTTTTATCAGTTTGGGAAAAATACTTGAAAAAAGATTTGATTTTTAAAGATATATTGATTAAATTTAATAACTTTAAACCATTCGGTGTCTCTATGATTGTCAGCGACCCGAATAAATACAAGACTACAATCAAAACTATTATATCATGAGAACTGTGGATAATACTTATACAAAAAACATACAAAAAACAAGTAAATATGGACTTTAAAAGCCTTAAGAAAAATAGAAAATCTGCCTTTGAGCAATTAGCAGATAATATGGAAAAAACCAAAGGTGGTAACTACGGAAACGACTTACCTCTATGGTCAATTACAAGAGATAAAGCAGGAAACGGACAGGCTATAATTCGTTTTTTACCGACAAAAGACGAAGATATTCCTTGGGTTCGATTATTTTCCCATGCTTTTCAAGATAAAGGCGGCTGGTATATAGAAAATTCTTTAACCACACTAGAGCGTAAAGACCCACTAGGTGAGTGGAATCAATACCTTTGGGGATTAGGCGAAGACAAATATAAGGATCTTGCTAGAAAACAGAAAAGACGTCTACATTACTATTCTAATATTTACGTTGTAAATGACCCAGCAAACCCAGATAATAATGGAAAGGTATTTTTATACAAATTTGGTAAAACTATTTTTTCTATGCTTAATGATTTAATGCACCCAGAGTTTGATGATGAAAATCCTGTGAATCCTTTTGATTTATGGGAAGGTTCTAATCTGAGGTTACGTATCAGAAATTCTGATGGTTATCCTTCATACGACAAATCCACATTTGATACAGCAGGACCTGTGAATCAGCATGAAGGCGGTCCGATGGAAGATACACAGTTAGAAGAACTGTATAATAGTACACATTCACTACAGCAAATTGTTGATGATTCAAAATTCAAAACTTATGAAGAATTATTAACTAGACTTAATAAGGTATTGGGATTCAATTCTCAAGCTAAAATTAAGGGCGTGCAAGCAAACCTAGAAGATGAACAAACGGAAGCAGAACCGATACCTGAATCAAAACCTAAGCCGGTAAAAAAGGCGGAAGTAAGTGAAGATGAAGATGAGGATCCAATGTCCTTTTTCGACTCCTTAGGTTAAAAATAAGTTCGTATAAATAACTGCATATACCTTATGTGGTTACGGACTAAGGCAAATGCAGTGAAATGTATTTGCCTTTTTTTAGTTAAAAAGCCCCCGAAATTCTAGGTGCTGTTGCAGACATACCAGAAGACATATAGGTATTATTATTCTGATTATTTGCTATAGTAGAGTTGTTATTTGATGTATTATTGTGAGAACTTATTCTAGTTGCCTTTTCTTTTACGTCCGATGTTTGTTCCCTTTTAGCATCCATGGTCAATGTTGTCATTAATGCTTTAGAACTAGAATTGGAAATATCAATTGATTCCTCTATATTATTATCAGCCATACCTGAAGCCTTAAAAATACCTTTAAAGAATTCTTCAATTAATGATATCTTAGGCTTTTCCGCTTCTTTTAATTGACTTGTTTTTTCTTCCGATACTTCACTATCATCTAATACCTCGGTTTCTTTTTTCTTTGAGAGGTATACCTGTTCGCTAGAATTTAAAGTATTCTCGTATGCTGTTTTAGTATCAATAGAATTTTTACTATCAGCCTCCATCAAATCGGTCGTAATACGTTTCAGTTTCTTTTTTGCTCTTTCGTATGTTGATGAATCCCCGGACGCAGCGGCATCTTTAACATTAACTAAAGCATCATTAAATTTTTCCGATAATTTTTTAGTTTTTTCTATATTATCTTTGCGTTCCTTTTCGGCCTTTTCTTCTTCCGTATCAATTATACCTAATGACCTACCTTTTTCTAACAGCCATGAACCTGCAGCCTTAAAAGGTTTTGCTAATTTTTCTAAAACACCGACCAATTTACCGAATACACCTTTAACCAAATCAAAAATACTACCAAATACCTCAAACACTTTATCTATACTATCGCCTATAAGTGTTTGGAATGAAAATCCATCCATGGCTTCTGACACACCATCAAAACCAAGTTTTTCCATTATCCATGAAACCGCATCCTTCAGTAAATCAAGCGGTAAACCTACCAGGCCATTAATAATTTCAGTAATACCACCTTTAAGACCTCCGAGTATTCCATCTTCCTTAAATCCTTGAATAAATCCTTTTATACCATCAAAAGCAGCCATAATTAATGTAAGAACACCAGTAAACCTACCGAACAATTTAGCAAACTTAAATATTTTACCTGCTATAGCAGATTTACCCATAAGGGAACTAAATACACCAGAAATTTTACCGAAAACAGATTTTACCGAATTTATTATTTTACCGAATATTGAACTAATTGACTTTATTACCTTATTATTTTTTATCATGGTTATCAAACCCGAGAAGACAGATTTAATTTTACCGAAAAATTTTGAGATAAATTTTCCTATTTTACTTTTTTTGACCACAGAAATTGCTCGGGTAAACATCTTACCTATCACTGAAAATAAATCCTTAAACACACCGAAGAATCCCATAGCAAAACCAACAATTCCAGCACCTATTGCTGTAATGATACCCATAGAACCCGATAAAAGCCCCATAAGCATACCAACAATACCACCTTTTTCTTCTTCTTTATCGCCAACACCTGACTTCTGATCTCTAATGTCGGTTAATAAATCAATGATAGGTTCCCAAACATTTTCGAACATATCCCTAGATTCTTCGCCTTTATCTTGTGTATCTAAAAGACTACTTTCGTTTTGTTCTCTTGAGTTTTCATTGGTCTTTTCAATTTCTGCTTTAATTTCGGGTACCACTGAGGCAATTTGTTGTAGTAAATCGTCGGGTATTGATTCTGATTCTGACCCAAAAAGACTTTCAATATTAGATAATTTCTTTACTTCTGGTTCTCTTCTAGAAATTTGAACCATTGTTTCCTCTTGAATTGATGCCGACTGAGGAAGTTCATCATTTTGCATTTCTAAAAAACTAACTACATTATCATAATCTTGATCTTCTTGATATACTAGTTCTTTGCCACGTTGAGCAGCCAAACTCTTTAGGAGATCTATACTATCGGTTAATTTATTCGATATATTATCTGTATTCGATATACTATTATCTGTATTCGATATACTATTATCTGTATTCGATATACTATCATCTTTATTCGATATACTATCGGTTAATTTATTCGATATACTATCGGTTAATTTATTCGATATACTATCGGTTAATTTATTCGATATATTATCTGTATTCGATATACTATCATCTTTATTCGATATACTATCGGTTAATTTATTCGATATACTATCGGTTAATTTATTCGATATATTATCTGTATTCGATATACTATTATCTGTATTCGATATACTATTATCTGTATTCGATATACTATCGGTTAATTTATTCGAT